ATGAAGCATACCCAACGTATAATACGGGATTAGATGAAATTATAGAAATCGGAAAACGTTTAAATACTGAAGGCGATACTTTATTAAAGTCTAGAGGACTAGTCAAATTTGATATGTCTGAAATTTCAGCATCGTTAGCAACATATGGAAAAACTGTAAATGATTGTAAATTTGTATTACAATTATATACATCACATGCAAAAAATCTTCCATCAGAATATTCTATTTATTCAAAATTAGTAGCACAAAATTGGATAAACGGTACAGGCCAAGTTAGTGCATTAACTACTGACGGCGTATCATGGGATAGCACACAAAGTGGATCATCGTGGATATCTTCAAGTCAACAACAACAAATTGGAACTAGTACATTATATATATCGGGATCTGGTGATGGCGGCTCATGGATGTATCAATCAGGGTCGGGAAGTGCGTCAGGGTTAATTACTTCTGAATCATTTTCTTATCGTACAACGGATATTAATATCGATGTTACTAATTCTGTAAAGATTTGGTTAAGTGGCAGTGGAGGAGCTACAATTCCTAATTACGGATTTTTATTGCAATTATCGGATATCGATGAGGCTAATGATAATGTACAAGGATATATAAGTTATTTTAGCCGAGATACTCATACAATCTATGTGCCTAGATTAACGATGTATTGGGATAATAGCACTTTTACAACGGGTTCATTGACTTCTGTTAATTTAGACTCATTTGTAATTTATAGCAAAGTTAAACCGGCGTATAAAGATACTGAGATAGTTAAATTACGAATATATTCACGTGATAAATTCCCTCAAAAATCTCCGACAAATTTATTCCCAGAACAAACAGTAAAATATTTACCAACTACTACATATTATGCGGTTTATGATGCAGCTACAGATGAAGCTATAATTCCGTATGATGATATTTATAATAAAGTTAGTTGTGATAGTACTAGTAATTTTATCTATATAGATATGAACGGATTTATGCCAGAGCGTTATTACCGTTTAGAATTAAAAATTAAAGATGGATTTACGGAACAGTATGTCGACGACCAAATTTATTTTAAAGTAGTTAGATAATGGCAGATAAATTAAGTTTAAATACAAGCAGTACTTCTCAAAAATTTGATCCAATTGCGTTAGAGCAACAAGCTCGTTATCATCAAGGAGGATTAACATATGTTTCTAATGATAAAAATATTATCCCTAGAGATGAAGCCGGGAACATTATAATGAATGAAGGGGTAACTGATAATCCATTATTAATTATTGATCCAGTAACAGAACATATAACTACTAAATCTGCATTGCGAGTATTAGATACTAGATTTCAATATTATAAATTCCCAGTACAAGTTAAAGCAACAGCAAATATAAATGAAACAATTGATTTAACAATACCTGAAGCTGATTTAATATATGCTCGTTATAAACCTAGTATAAATTTAGAACCTGAACAAAGTCCGGAATATTCTGGTATAATCATGGATGAAGTTGAAGATGGATTGCCACAACGTGTTACAAATGCATATTATATAACTAAAGAAATTAAAAACTCCGGAAAAGATCTTCGATTCCGAATGAAGTTAAAACATCAATATACATCACTAGATAGTTATGGTACTACATATTTTAGTATCATAAAAAATGGGCCGGATTATCCATTAGATAGAAATTGGCGTGAGCCATTTGCTACAACTAGTAGAAATGCTCCGGATGATTTTGGATCCATATGGCCAGGCGATGACTCAGCTCAAACAATTTTTATAAATGAAATTATTACGAATGATCAATTCGAAATAGGAGATACATTTGGTATTGGAATTAAAGTTGGCGGAGTAGATAAACCAGAAGGTAAATATCATACGTTGATTGCAGACCAATCATATTGGGTAATTACTGACGCTAGTAAAAATGTCGACGAATGGAATCAGGAAATTTGATAAATGTTAACACAATATAAAAATATCGACCAAATTAATTCTGCTACAAAATCAGTAACGGCATCGAGAATTGCAAAGTCAAAAACAGATTTATTTAGTTATAATGCAGAATCTCGAGTATATCCTGTAACTGAATTATTACAGACTAATTCTATTACTCAAATTGAATTACATGTATATTCTGGAGGGAATTGGATTACGGGCAACCATCATATTCAACCGGTTTCGAAAGTACCGGAATTTCGTGATAAGATAACTAATCAATTGATTACGTTGCCACATACTCCAATTGCAATTGATTTATACAATGAATTTGAACAATTAAAACTTACTGCAGGAACATTTAAAATCGCAGTTAATTTCTTTAAGAATTTAATTGGAGATTATGATTTACAACATTTACGAATTGATGATATTTCTCCGGATCGTACGGAATTACGTTTGCGTGCGATTGATGATGAGGATCCTGAGTTTTTACAACAATTAACATCATATATTAATAATGTAACTCCTACAAGTGGTACATTATATAAAACGTATTTATTAAACTTTAGTAGAAATCAAACTGCTACTGTTGTAAATACTGTTGTTATTGGCGATTATGTTTATATTAAATTATATGAGCCACTTGATACTCAAATTGAGATTGATTATAAGTGTTGGATTGTTGAGGAAATTAAACCGCCATTTATTGACAATGTTTATATAGCTCCTACGCAACTTTCGAAATCAGTTAATCAATTAGCAAATCCAAATTGGCAAGCAAATTATTCATATAATACTAGCAACGAAACTGGGTTAAAGAATTGGAATGATTTATTAGGGTCATCAGTTCAGACATCGCAACAGATAATTGATACATATTTTTCAGGTAGTTTATCTGGAGTTAAATTAAATATTGATTATTCAGATCTTAATAACTTTGTTTTTTATAGTTCTGCAACGGAACGCTTAGAAAATTTTAAGTATAAACTACAATTATTAGAATACTATGCAACACAAAGTTTAGCAGTATCACAATTATCAGGAAGTGTTGCAACTACTAATGCTACTGATTATGAAACTAATCAAACTAATTTAATTAGCGGGTTTGATGCATTTGAACAGTATTTATATTATCAATCAGGGTCGTCTACTACTACATATGAAAATCCTCTAGAGTTTCCGAATGTATCTACTGTTACAGGAAGTTACATACAACCAGTACCTAAAACTAATTCAACTTATCCATATACTTTAGCAGGAACAACTAGTACGCTGTTTACAGATTGGTGGACTGGAGTATATGCTAGTGCATCTTTGTATGATACATTAAACTTAAACGCATTAGTATATGCAGTCCCGGAATTTGTAAGATTTGATTCAGATAATATAGATTTAACTACTTTTGTAAACATGTTAGGTCATCATTATGATATACTTTATACGTATATTAATCATATGACTAAAATTCATAAACGCGAAGAAAATCCTAAATTAGGTATGCCGAATGAATTATTATATTCTGTAGCTAAACAATTTGGATGGAATTTAACTGACGGACATCAATCTCAAGATCTTTGGCAATATGCATTAGGTACATCTGAAGCGGGAGTCCCACTAACGGGTTCAAACACAGTAGGAGATCCAAGTGTACCGGGACGCGATATGACTTATGCAGTTTGGCGTCGTATTGTAAATAACTTGCCGTTACTATTAAAATCTAAAGGAACTAAACGTAGTGTGCAGGCATTATTGTCATGTTATGGTATTCCACAATCAATGATATCAATCAATGAATATGGAGGACCTCGTTTAGATAGAACACCGATTTATGAAAAGTTAAATTTTGATTATGCATTAGATTTGATTAATAATGCTGCAGGAACTGTAACTGTAAATTATACTGGTTCTGTACAAGCTATTGAACTTCGTTTTAGAACAGATAGTGTTATAACAAATCCAACGATTCCTAGTACAATGAACTTGTTTAATATAGGATCAAACGCAGTTACTTTGAATTTCTCGTCTGGTACACTAGGTAAAATACAAATTAATGGAACGGGCTCTGCAAATATTGAAATGTTTGATGGCGGTTGGATGAGTGCATTATTATTTTATAATGGTTCGAATTTAAATGTTATTGCAAAAAGATCTAAATACGGAAAGATTGTAGCAACGGTATCTGCATCAGCAGCAGGATCGATTTCAACATCTGGGTCAATAACATTGGGATCTACTAGTACGGGTGCATCTAGATTAAAA